AAAAAAATAAATGCACACCATATTAGAAAGTGGGCCGATTTTCCCGGTTTAAGATTTAGCGTACAAAATGGTATTACCCTCTGCTATCTGCATCACAAAATGATACAAGGACTAGAAAGCTACTATGAAGCAGTATTCTATAGCATAGCTCATAACAATGGTAAAAAAATATGACCAATTCTTATAATAATTTCACCATAGTGGTTGATACCAGAGAACAACAACCATGGGAATTTAAAGATCATGTTATGGCTTATAGAAAACTAGATACTGGAGACTATAGCATAGAAGGATTAGAGCATCTATTATGCATCGAGCGAAAAAAGAGTGCCAGTGAATTTGCTACAAATATTGTAGAATCTCGTTTTAAAGATGTGATAATGAGAATGACTCAACTTAAATATTCATTTTTATTATTAGAATTTGATTTACAAGACCTATTAGTATATCCTATAGGCAGCACAGTCCCAAAACGCATGTGGGATAAAGTTAAAGTTAGTCCAGCATTTCTAGTTAAAAATATTTTAGATTTAGAACTACAACACAATATTAAAGTTATGTTTTGTGGTAATGCGGCTAATGCATCTAAAATTGCAGAATTTATTATGAAAAAAATTCATTATATAGAAATGGTTAAAAATTCAGATGATAAAATCTAAGATTTCATCTTTTGATGATGCATGGTTGGGTTTAGGAGACCTAAACAGCATTCAAATAGATAATAATATAATGATACATAGATCAGAGAAGGATATAGAACTTCCTGATTTGCATTTGATGAAAATTTTTCGTAATCCAAAATATTTAGGTAGTACAGTAAAACTATTATTTAATATTGAATTACATCCAATGCAGGTTGCCATACTACAAGAATTTTGGGTACGGGCATTTCCTATGTATATTGCTAGTCGTGGCTGGGGTAAGTCATTTTTATTAGCTTTATATTGTGTTATTCGTTGTGCATTTTTTCCAGGTACTAAGATAGTTGTAGTTGGTGCGGCATTTAGACAAAGTAAAATTATTTTCGAATATATGGAAACAATATGGCGGAATAGTCCTATATTACGTAGTATTTTTAGTGGTAATGATGATGGACCAAGACGCGACGTTGATCGTTGTACTATGAGATTGGGCGACAGTTGGACCATAGCTATACCTATGGGTGATGGTAGTAAAATTAGAGGACTTCGTGCCCATATTATTATCGCAGACGAATTCGCATCCATATCACCAGATATATACGAAACCGTGGTATCTGGTTTCGCTGCTGTTAGTGCAAGTCCAATTCAAAATGTTAAAGAAGCAGCTAAAAAACAGGCCATGGTAGAGGCCGGAATATGGAACGATGAATTGGATGTACTAAATACAAAAATGGGTAATCAAGCAATCATTAGCGGTACTGCTGATTATGATTTCAAACATTTTGCCAGCTATTGGAAACGATACAAAGCCATTATCGAAAGTCGTGGAGATACCAGAAAACTACAAGAAATTTTTAATGGAGAAATTCCTAGTAATTTTAATTGGAAAGATTATAGTATTATCAGAATCCCGTATGAATTAATTCCAAAAGGATTCATGGACGATAAACAGGTTAGTAGAGCCAAAGCCACAATACATACTGGTATATATAATATGGAATATGCGGCATGTTTTGTAAAAGATAGTGAAGGATTCTTTAGGCGCAGTTTAATCGAAAGCTGCGTAGTGTCTAATCAAGATATTATAATAGACGATAAACCAGTACTATTTGATGCGGTTATTAAAGGAGATGCTAATAAGAGTTATATATACGGTATAGATCCAGCGAGTGAACAAGATAATTTTAGTATAGTTATTCTAGAAACGAATCCAAGCCACAATAAAATCGTGTATTGCTGGACTACTAACAGAGCTAATTTTAAAGAGAGACAGAAAACAGGATTAATTGTGGAACATGATTTCTATGGTTTCTGTGTTCGTAAAATTAGAAATTTAATGAAAACATTTAAGCCACTACGTATAGGAATAGATGCCCAAGGCGGAGGAGTAGCAATTGAAGAAGCATTACACGATCCCAATAAATTGGAAGATGGCGAGTCTTTAATATGGCCAGTTATTACAGACAAGTCCAAAGACACAGACGATCAAACGGGATTACATATTTTAGAGCTAATTCAATTTGCCCGAGCGGAATGGACAAGTCAAGCTAATCACGGCTTAAGAAAAGATTTTGAAGATAAAACATTATTATTTCCCAGATTTGATAATTTGACACTCGGATTGGCTTTAGAAATGGAAGGCAAAGATATACTAGCCACAGATTTAAGTAGTCCACTATATGATAGTCTAAGTGAATGTATTTTAGAAATAGAAGAATTAAAAAATGAATTAACAACAATAGTCATGACACAAACTAGTAATGGACCAAATGCTAGAGACAGATGGGATACCCCAGAAACCAAATTAGGACAAGGTAAAAAAGGCAGACTCAGAAAAGACAGATATAGCGCACTATTAATTGCTAATATGATAGCAAGACAAATGAATAGACTTTTGAAACCGGTGGATTATGATATTATCGGAGCCGATGCCAGATTCTCTGTACAAAATAATGGTCAAATGTACAAAGGTCCGGATTGGTTTGTTGGAGGAGCTAACGACGATATATATACTGGAATTTATAGATAAAAGTGTATCTATTATTACAATAGATTTACGATCCCATTACAATAGAATTAATTAATTATGGCTAAAAAAAGAACTAAAGATGAGGTTATTCACAACTCCAATACTGTACCACCAGAAGCATATGTAGCATGGGGTGAGGATCTAGATAGCAAAAAAGAAGCTCTTAAAATTGCAGGAGCATCATTAGATGAATTTACTTTAGTTGAAAAAACCACAGCAGCTGGTGGTCGTAGATACAGTTTAGATTTTTCTTCACTAGATTCACATACTGGAAGTAGGCCAGGATTAACTAAAGATGATTACTATACATTCAGACCATCTGAGGCTCCGCCAAATGAAATCAAGATGATTTTACAGCGAGCAGAAAGGATTTATCAAAGAGTTGGCCTAGTGAAAAATGTTATTGATTTAATGGGTGACTTTGCTAGTCAGGGCATAAGATTAGTACACAGAAATAAAAGAATAGAAAGATTTTATCGTCGTTGGTTTAAAAAAATTAACGGTAAAGATCGTAGCGAAAGATTTTTAAATAATCTATATAAGAGTGGTAATGTTGTACTAGATAGACGTACTGCAAAAATTAGTATTAAAGCTGCGGATAGCCTATATAAAGCATTAGGCACAGCAGACATGACACTATCGGATATTCCCGAGATTGAAGTAGATAAACGAGAAATACCATGGAAATATACTTTTATAGATCCAATATGTGTTGAGGTTTCTGCTGGTGCATTATCTTCATTCTTAAATTCCAAAACATATGAATTACAATTACCAGCATCATTACGCAAAATTATTAATAATCCAAAAACAGAAAATGAAAAAAGAGTTATAGAGAGTCTGCCTATCCAGATTATAGATGCTGCCAAAGCAAAAAAACCATATCCTTTGGATCCAAATAAAACATTAGTCTTTCATTATAAAAAGGATGATTGGCAAGCTTGGGCTTATCCTATGATTTATGCTATAATGGATGATATCACTGTTGTAGAAAAACTAAAATTAGCAGATATGGCTGCATTAGATGGCGCCATTAGTAATATTAGAATTTTTAAATTAGGCAGTTTAGAACATAAAATCGCTCCTACCAAAGCGGCCACTTCAAAACTAGCACAGATACTTGGAAATAATGTTGGTGGAGGCACTATGGATCTTATATGGGGTCCAGATATTGAGTTAGTCGAAAGCAATACTAATGTTCATAATTTTTTAGGAGAAGGTAAATATACTCCGCATTTAAATGCTATATATGCCGGATTGGGAATTCCCCCAACTCTTACAGGCACATTCGGTGCAGCAGGAACTACAAATAATTTTATTAGTTTAAAAACATTGACACAAAGATTACAGTATGGCAGAGATGTGTTAGTTAATTTTTGGGAGCAAGAAATTGCATTAGTACAAAAAGCCATGGGTTTCAAGTATCCTGCTAAAATTGAATTTGACAGAATGGATTTAAGTAATGAAGATTCTGAAAAAGCATTATTAGTACAGCTAGCTGATAGAAATCTAATTAGTGATGAATTATTACAAACCAGATTTGGCTTAGATCCAGATATGGAAAAGAGTAGACTCAATAGAGAACTAAGAGAAAGAGATTCTAATCGTATGGTAAATAAAGCTGGCCCATGGCACGATCCTCAATTTGAAAATTCTCTTAAAAAGATAGCATTGCAAATTGGATTAGTAACGCCAAGTCAGGTGGGACTAGACCTAGAAAAAAAGAAAGGTGGAGAAAAAACAGCATTAGAAATGAAAATTCCATCAAGTCCTTTTGGCGGAGGAAATACGCAAGACAAAAGCTTACCCGGTGTGCCAGGAGAAGGTAGACCAAAATTATCAAAAGATACAGAACAGCGTAAAACTAAACAATTTAATCCCAGAACCGGAGCTAAATTGATTTTATGGGCAAGTAACGCACAAGATAAAATTAGCGATATTATAAATCCTATTATGTTAGAATTTTTTAATAAGAAAAATTTAAGGAGTTTAAGTAATATAGAATCTAAACAACTAGAAGATTTAAAAACAAATATACTGATGAACTTAAATCCATATACTAATATAACTTCAGACGCTTTAACTAATCTGACCATTGTAACGTCATCCGATATTAATAATTATTATCATTGGATTAAAGCACTACAATCAGATCTAGGCAGAGAATTATCTGTGGAAGAAACAAAACAAGCTAAAGCATCTTTTTATTCTATGGTGTATAATTAAATATTATACAAATGATATTTATCATACTAAGGCTATTATATGAAAATATTTGATCAAGAAATTCAGGATGGTATTGCTGATTTGCTAAAAAGTACAGCGTCTATAACCTACGCATCAGTAGTTGAACCGTATACCGTTGCTCAAAAAGATGCCAAGTATTTCAAAAGTATAGCATCTTTTGATGATGAAGATCTATATTATGTACAATCTATTCTTGTTAGTTCTTCATGGAATAAAAATGATGATATTTTTGATAGAGTAGAGGTATGGCAAGCTCGACATACCCCAGAACATAAGCCCACTAATTTAGAGCATGATGAGAGTACTATTATAGGTCATATAGTATCTAATTGGCCAATCACAGAAGATGGTATTTTAATTGATGAAAATACCCCTATAGAGAATCTACCAGAAAAATATCATATACTTACAGGATCAGTTATCTATAAAGGGTTCAGTACGCCAGATCTTAGAGATAGAGCATTGAAATTGATTGGAGAAATTGAAAATGGTACAAAATATGTTAGTATGGAATGCTTTTTTAAGGGATTTGATTATGGCATATTAGATAAATCTAATGGAACATATAATATTTTAAATAGAAATGATAATACGGCTTATTTAACAAAATATCTTAGAGCATATGGTGGCGTTGGAGAGCATGAGAATTTCAAAATTGGTAGAGTTTTACGCAATATAACATTTACTGGTAAAGGATTTGTTGATAGACCAGCCAATGAAGATAGTATTATTTTTTCCAAAAAATTGCTGATGCCAGTAACGGCTAGTATCATTTCAGAGACAAATACAGATATTCTTGAAGAAAAAAATCAAGAATTTGATAATTCAGGTGTATTAAATGTTCAATCGAATATCCAATCGGAGACTTTAACTATGAGTTCAGTTCAAACAGAGATCGAAAACAAGGAAGTAGCCCCAGCTGTTGTGGAAACAGAAGTGGTCGCATCCGAATTAGAAACAAAAATCCAAGAACTAACATCGGCTAATGAAAAATTACAAAATGAACTTTCTACATTAGCTGAAATCAAAGATACAGAAATCAAAGCTATCAAAGAAGAAGCTGCTAAAAAAATGGAAGAAAAAGAAGCAGAAATGAAAAAAGCAAAGAGTGAACTAGAACTCGCTTTAAATACAATTGCTGAATATGTTACCAAAGAAGAAGCTGCTATGAAGAAAGAAAAGAAAATGAATAGAGTAGCATCTTTAGTACAAGCTGGTGTTGATACAGAAACAGCAGAAGCTACAGTGGATAAATTTGAAAGTCTAGATGACGATGCTTTTGCAGCTATGACTTCGCTATTTGCTGCTAAGAAAGCCCCAAAAGAGGCAATGAAAGATGAAGAAGAAGCTATGATGATGAAAAAACGTATGGCTTCCGAAAATTCAGTAGTTGAAGCAGATCCATCGGTACTAGAAACAGCCGAGGTTGAAGCAAATGTAAATCTAGGTGTTGGCAGTGACGATGCTGAATCTGCACTAGAATCAACTAGAGCAGCACTCATTGAGTTTGTGTCCAGTAAACTAGGCAAAAAAAACCATAAGTAATCACTTTATACGGAGAAATAACAATGGCTCTAAAACCAGATCGTATCGAACTTTTAACTGACGTTTCATTTTTCATGAATACCACAGCCGAACGAGGTGGTGTAGCCAGTGTGGTTACTTCAACTAGCGGCGTTGGCGTTTCAATGGATGACGGCAATGCTGTAGTTAGCTATGCCGCCGTTGCTTCTGGCGCTAAACCAGTAGGTCTTCTACTTAACGATGTTGTTAATCTAGATTTAACTAGACAACACATCAATTGGCACAAAGATGAAACACAAGTAGGTGGCAAGGTCACACTACTACGCGTAGGTCAGGTCACAACAAACATGCTCGTTGCTGGCTCAACACCATCCCCAGGTGCTGATGCTTATGTTGGTGTCAGTGGTTTAATTGGCACTAGTTCAACGAATGCTGTAAAAATTGGTCAATTCTTAAGTGCCAAAGATTCCGATGGCTACGCTAAAGTATCAGTTAACCTATAATTCATTTAATCAAGGGAGAAAAACACATGTCAGCTAAAACCGAAAGATTTCAGCCAACACCAGAACTCACAGATCTTTTAGTTCGTTCTGGCTCGGCTAATAGAGAAGTTGCTCTTGCTGCTAATGCAGAATTTGCAAAAGCTCTTGAACTACCTCTTCGTAGAGGCGTTCTAAGTGGTGATATTTTAGACGGTATCTTTGAGCCAATCCAACTTGCTCAAAGTGCTACGCCAGAATTCCCACTAGATTTCCTTGCTCCAGGCACAGAAAAAGATTTTGTTGCCTATACTATTCCTAATCATGGCTATATTCCAGAACGTCATGTCGAGGGCGACTACATCATGGTACCAACTTATGATGTCGGTGCTAGTATCGACTATCTATTAAAGTATGCTCGTGATGCTCGTTGGGACGTTGTTGGTCGTGCTATGGAAGTTTTAGAAGCTTCATTTGTTAAGAAAATGAATGATGATGGTTGGCACACATTACTAGCTGCTGGTGTTGATCGTAATATCGTAGTATACGATAGCGATGCTAATGCTAGTCAGTTTACCAAGCGTTTAGTCAGTCTCATGAAGACTGTTATGAGACGTAATGGTGGTGGTAATAGTACTTCTAATAATAGAGGTTTACTAACCGATCTCTATGTATCACCAGAAGCTATGGAAGATATCCGTAACTGGGGTATTGATCAAATCGACGAAGTTACTCGTAGAGAGATCTATACTGCTGCTGATGGTGCAATCAATAGAGTATTTGGTGTTAATCTTCATGATCTAGACGAACTTGGTGTTGGTCAACAATACCAACTCTTCTATAGTTCAACTCTCGGCGCTTCATTGCCCGGTAGTGATACTGAAATAGTAGTTGGATTAGATCTTCGCAAGAGAGATAGTTTCATAATGCCAGTTCGTCAAGAAGTTCAAATCTTCGAAGATGATACACTACATCGTCAGAAGAGAGCCGGTTTTTATGGCTGGGCAGAGCTTGGCTTTGCTGTTCTAGATAATCGTAGAGTTCTTATCGGTTCTCTATAATATCTGACTGGTTTATAATAACTACCACAATAAGAGAGGCTGGCCTTGCGCCGGCCTTTTTTATTTAATATACTAGGGTGTATAAATACTATATATGTCTAATTTTCTATAGTAGAGGCAATATTATGAGCGATACTTGGCAGGATGTTATTCCTATTATGGTTCGTACATTAATTAATGATTTGGATGATCCTTATACCTATTCTACTGCTAGATTATTACAGACAATAGTGGTTGCTGCCAAATATGTGCAATTTGATGTTGTTTTGGATCATCAATACATTATTGATATTGCTAATCCTAAAATTAGTCCCGACCCCACTGCTGATGATGATTCGATTTTTATCAGCTTAGTATCACTAAAAGCCGCCTGTTTAATTGATCAAAGCGCACTACGAACTAGGGCCGCTACTGAAGGTATCAGAGCAGCTCTTGGTCCGGCTATGTTAAGTGTTAATAATAATCTATCTGGATTTTTAGCAATATTAGATAAAGGACCATGTGCAGCTTATGATGAATTAGTTTCTCACTGGGATGTGGCCCAAGCTACTACAGCCAGAGCCATACTATCACCATTTGTTGGTAATAAGTTTGATCCAAGATCATTATTTTCTGATAATAGAGGCAGAGATTTGTACTAAAAGTAGGAACCACTTATGCCAGCTATAAATTACAATTTCATTATAGAGCAAGGATCAGATTTTGTTATTAATTTTCAATACAGTGATATTAATAATAATCCAGTAGACTTAACGGATAAATGTGTGGTTTTACAAATAAAACCAGCTAATTATAACTATGTATACACGTTCTCTTCACAACAACCAGTTACTTATTTGAATGATGGTTTTTCACTAGATGGTACAGATAAAGGCATCATTAAATTTCAGTTATCCGCAGCGTACAGCAATCAAGAATTTAATTTTGATACTGCTGTTTATGATTTAGATATTATTACACCAGGAAATATACTTCAAAATATTAGATTAGCCACAGGTATTATTACAATTCAAAAACGTAATATATCATTACTCACAGCATGTGCCGTAGGTAATGATCCAAGACTACCTATATCTGGCAGTATACCAGGAACTACTCCAACAGTAACCCCAACACCAACAGGCAGTGGACAAATTATTGTGGAAGATTTGTGTTTAGCCACAGATTGTTTGAATACAGATATATATGCTACTATTTATAGTGGTTCTGGTTTAAATATAATTGATAATAGTATAGTCAGTGGATCCGTGTATGTGTCTAATACTGGAGTTATTGAAAATTTAGAATTAGTCATCAATAAATTAAACCACAATAGTCCACAAGATCTACAACTATTTCTATCGCCACCATCAGGCAATAAAATATTACTATCAGCAAATCATAAGATTAATAATTATAACGATAATTTTAGTTTTATGTTTTCCAACAAAGCACTGCCAACAACATACTTACATAATGTTAATAATGGAAGTTTATGTAATATTTATGATAAAACTAGTATTGTAAAATATTCTAACGAGACCCTAGAATCTGGTTTTGATCATTTATTTGGCCATAGTATTACAGGAGTATGGTCTTTATTAGTTAGAGATACAGATCCATTATCATCTGGTACTATAGATGGATGGAAATTAATTATCACATACCTTTAATATAACTTAAGAGATTTATATGACAGATATTAGTAAAGCTAAAAATGATTTAGATATTAAAAATGGTGGTAGTGTTGTCAATTATGACGGCAAAAATATAGCTACCTATGATAACTCTACGGATAAAGATCCAACAATAGCAGATATAGAAAATTTATATGATATAAAATTTGATGATCCTTCATATTATAAAGTTGGACCGAACACAACACCGGTTACACCAACACCAACCAAAACTCTCACAAGAACACCGACCCCAACAATCAGTTTAACACCTAGTATTAGTGTAACTCCTACTATAACACCAACTAGTAGTGTTACTCCTACTATAACTCCAACTATCACAGTCAGTAGCACTCCAAATGCCACCCCAACACCATCAATAACAACATCTATTACACCCACTCCTAGCATAACCCCAACCATTACTCCTAGTGCAAATCCCAATATATATCCTGTAGCAGTTGCATTTAATAGCAATTTATCCGCTAGATCTATAGATAATGGAACAACATGGAGCACTAATAATCTACAAGCCTCACAGTTTTGGTCTGATATTGTGTACGGCAATAATAAATATATAGCTTGCGCATATAATAATGAAAATATTAACACATCTAGTGATGGAGTCACATGGTCGGCCACTAGTCTGTCAAGCTTGCCTAATTCTAATTTTCTATGGATCAAAATATTTTATGGTAATGGTGTTTATTTAATTGTTCCAAATGCTTCTTCATATGGAGCAAGATCCACGGATGCAATATCTTGGTCACAAATACAATTACCAGCAACTGCAAATTGGAAATCTGGCGCATACGGGGCTGGGTTATATGTAGTATTAGCTGAAAATTCATCAGTATCCGCTACTTCTACAGATGGTATAACATGGACACAGAGATCACTCCCATCCTCCGGATCGTGGCTTGGTCTTAATTTTATTAATAACAAATTCTGGGCTGTTAAATACGATAGCGATGTAGCAATATGGTCCAGCGATGGTATCTCGTGGAATACTGCAACACTATCCTCTATAAATTTCTGGAATTCTATTGCGTATGGAAACAACACATATGTTGCATTATCTGATTCCAGCGAAGTTAGCACATCATCAGACGGAAATGCGTGGACATCTCGTTCCATACTTTTCGGATCTTGGAAGAAAATTACGTTTAGTAATAATTTTATTATTGTTGGAAACGGTAATATTGTTTTGACATCTTCCAATGGGATAACTTGGACACAAAGATCAATTACTTCAGCCTCATGGTTTAGTATCACCTAATTTTACAGGAGAATAAATAGTTATGAATCTTACATATACAGTAGACAGTAATACATTCGCTGTTAGAATTTTTAAAGAAGGTCAATCAGAACCAATCATATATCAACCGGATTGGCCAAACTCAACACCCTGGGCTTCTGCTACTGAAGCAGAGTTGTGGGCTCAACTATGTATACAAGCCATAGTTGATAACGATGCACCATATGCGCCAGCTGGTCCAGGTTTAGCAGGCGAACCTAAAACAGTACCAAATAATCCATTATGATATTAGAGCAAGAAAGAGAACAAATTATTGGAAATATAGTATTTGATTTACGATCATTGAGCGTAATTAAGGAGGATACTATAAATCATATAGTATTTTTACAGGAATACCCTATACTATTTAATTCTTACTTATATCAGTCAAATTTAACAATTACAGACCAGATACTTGATACTGTTATGGTACAATCATGAGCAATGTATTAAGCAAAGAATTCAAACAATTATTTAATAATGCTATAGATACTATCTTAGCTAATGATGGACTAACAGTACCATGTTTGGTTAAATATTTTGGATCCGGATCCACTGCACACTGCAACAATTGTATTTTTGATCCTATTTCTGGGTTATCATCAAATATATATAATGGTACTGGACCATCATTTTTTCCAGAAGGTGGAGTATGCCCTGTTTGCATGGGTAATGGGATTATTAGCAACACAAATGTTACGACAGAAACTATTTATTTGGCTGTTATTTTTGATAGTAAATATTGGATTAACTGGTCTAGTAAATCTGCTAATATACCAGACGGTATGGTACAAATTTTATGCAAAGCAGAGCTATTGCCTAAGTTACGCAATGCTTCTGAATTAGTAATTGATACTAATTTGAGCGCTTATGGTAATTATACTTACGAAAGAGCTGGCGATCCTGAGCCTGTTGGATTATCCAATCATGGTTATATCATCTCTATGTGGAAAAGAAAATGAGATTAACAGCAACCGTCCTGGAATCCGAATCACAAATATCTCAATTGATTCTTAATCAATTAAAAGATATTATTGATAAATTAATAAAAAAAACACTACCAAATACAGTTTCTGATATTAAATTAGTTGTTGCCGATGCTCTGAGAAATCAACCCGAATATACATCATTAATGGCTGGCACACTGAAAGCAGAATTAGGTCTACCAGATTCTAGTGTTGTTGATACCATTATTAATAGTATGGTAGACTCACTAAATATAGAAGAGCAACCAATTAAAATTAGTAATAAAGGTTTAAGCGGTGGTTTTAAATTAACTATGATTAAATCAGACGACATTAGTGGTTTAATTTTTACAGATATTGCTCAGGTATTCGATACTAAAGGTTATACTTTGCCATGGTTAGAGTGGCTTCTATTAAGGGGTAATGATATCTTAGTCAAGGAGTTCTCTGTTAAATATACAACATCTAATCGTAGCAGATCTGGCATGGCTATTATGGAACCCTCAGATGGTACCAATTGGAGAGTTCCAGCACAATTTGCTGGTACACAAACTAATAATTGGATAACCAGAGCAATTGACACAATAGAAACTGATATATACAATATACTTATTAATAATCTGAAAAAATCTATATGACAGAATTTCATAATGCTGGATCAATAACATATCGTAATAGAATCGCAATACTAGAAGATAATATAAAAAGTTTTCTAGATTGGTCTTTTCTAAATATTGGAGGATTTGTTAATGTCGGTATCCCAGTCTCTGGATTAACCTCGCCGTCCGGAATGCAAAATCTATACAAATCTCCAGATCCTACAATTAGCGGCAATAGACTATGGGAATCTTTGCGCAAAGATTGGGTGTATGAATCTGGCGTATCTTATAATAATATTAGTCCTATTAATTTTTCTGGCGTATATTTAAATAATACTTTTTTACCGGCCCCCAGTGGTAGTGGTAGTTACACTTATCGTGTTAATTATCCTTTGGGTCAAATTTTATTTACCAATCCAATATCGTCTACTAGTACACTTATAGCCGGATACTCTTATAGGCATATTCAAACATATAAGTCCACAGATGCTATATGGTGGAAAGAAGTACAAAAAGAAACCTATAATCCGGCTAATTATAAACCCAATGGTGACTATGCTATTACGGCTATACATAGAATCCAATTACCAGCTATAATTATAGAATTAGCACCCAGAGTTGACTTAGAACCCTATCAACTAGGTTCTTCACAAAATATATGGACACAAGATTTATTTTTACATATTTTTACCAACAATCCTAATCAACGCAATACATTATTAGATATTTTATTAGCCCAAAAAGATAAAGTATTATATCTATATGACACAGAAAAAGTTGTCAAAAATCAAAAATTTCCTCTTAATCAATATGGATCTATTAATCCTAGTGGTATGAATTACCCTAGTTTATCATCATCCTTCAGCAGTAATTGGTGTACTATTAAGAATAGTTCGCTTGGTGAATTGAATACTTTGAGCAGTAGTTTATACAATGGTCTGGTACGATGGTCTATAGAGATTTTCCCATAATTTGGTGTATATCACATTAACCATACAAACTCTTAATTTCGGAGATATAAAATGCCAAATAATAGAATTTATTACGCCACACAAGCTGTTGCTCTACGACCCTTAAAAGCCGATGGTACTGTTAATTCAGCTTGGTACTATCCAAGAGGTCTACAAAGTGTTGGCATTACAACAAACTTCGGCCTAACACAAGTATTCCAACTAGGCCAACTCGAACTCTATGACAATATCGAAGATGTGCCAGAAGTTGAAGTTACAATGAGTAAAAATATCGACGGTACTCCTCCTCTATATCTAATAGTTAATCAAGGAGACACATCATTTAACGGAGCGGCTCAAGGCAAAGAATTAGCAGCCCTAGTTAATAATCGTGTCAACTTTAGATTAGGCATTTATGCTGATACCAATTCTGCTGCTACCGGCACACCAGGTGCTTATGTGGATTGCAGTGGTATGTATCTATCTAGTATTGGCTATACTATCCCAACAGACGGCGTTGCTACAGAAGATATAACTCTAGTAGGCAATCACAAAGTATGGAATAGCGGTAGTGCTACTGGTTACACATATGGTTTTGGTGCCCCAAGTGCTCAAGGAGCATTCAGTGCAGGCACGAACGGTGATGCTGGTACTATGACAGCTCCATCTTTAGCTAGACGTTTCAAAGTAAGATTAGACGAATCTGCTTTACCAACTGGTGTTGGTGGTGGCATACCAGTCCCTGGTGGTAGAACAGTGCCTTCTATTCAAAATATTACAGTAAATTGTGATCTTGGTCGTGAAGCCATCAATGAAATTGGTTTAATGGCTCCATACTTCCGATATGTCACATTCCCAGTTGAAGTAACAAGCGAATTTGAAGTTATCTCAAGTAGTGGTGATTATGTTGATGCTGATGATTTCATGCCAAAATCAGGAGACACCTGCGAGAAATCATATAAGAATTTACAAGATCAGGAAATTTTTATTACCATCTGCGGTAGCGGTGCCTCTGATAAACTTAGTTTAGATCTTGGTCGTAAGAATAAATTAACTAGCGTAAACTATACTGGTGGTGATACCGGTGGCGGTAATGCTACTATGACATATAGTTATCAAACGTTCAACAAGTTAGTTGTACATGCTAGTGGTTCATTTATTAGTAAGACCTTTATTGATAATACCAATGATGGTATTGCTGGTGACTAAGTAAAAGTATTTGAAATAGACAATGGATTACTGAATAGGACTAGGAACTATTATGGAAGAACTATTTAATATTATAGGAAAATTGTATGTAGATATATATAATTTGCAAAAGGTATTAGAACATTTGCAAAATCAATTAAAGGACAAAGATTCGGAAATTCTAAAACTAAAACAAACTAGGACAAAGGATGAATGATGTTGATTTGGAATTGCTATTATATAGGATTTTATCTGGAAAAATTATTTTTAGTTATAACGGAGAAAGTTACGAATTAAGACCTCCTTCTAATAATATTAGATATCACGCACAGTTGCTTTATAATAATATTATTAATGATGAAAAGTATAATGATTGGATTAGAGAAGAAGATTTATCATATTTATTAATTAATTTAGGATTATGGACTAAAGATACTCAGATTATTATGAAAGATATTGAAAAAAAAATAGATAAAAACAAGATCGAGTTATACAAATCTGCTTCTATGCCAGACAGAACAAGAACTATTAGAAAAGCATTAAATAATTATAGAAATCAATTAGAGGGTATACTCACACATAAAAATGATCTGTATGCTAATACGCTAGAAGGATATGCATCCAGTATAAAACATGAATATATAATTTGTCACACTTTGTATTATAATAATAATACTAAAGTCTTTGCTAATAGTATCAATAACAATTCTTCTTCATATGTTCAGTTTAATAATTTAGTGAATGAAGTTAATAAGCAAAATTTGTCATTAACAATATATAAACAATTAGCACGAAATGGAATGTGGAGATCATACTGGAATTGTAATAAAGAGAATATTTTTAATAAAGCAGTATCAGACTGGACTGATGATCAGCGCACTATTGTTAATATGAGCAGAATGTATGATAATATTTATGAACATCCAGAGTGTCCAGGAGATAATATTATAGAGGATGATGATATGCTTGACGGTTGGGTTCTGGATCAACAGGATAAAGTTAAAAAAGCTAAAAAACAAGCATCAATAGATTCTTTGAATCCCAAATTGAAGAATGCTCAAGAAGTATTTTTAATGGCAAATAATGAAGAAGATATAGAAGATATTATTGGATTAAATTCTCCAGAAAGTTTAAGGCGCATGAAAAATACTGTAAATTATGTTAAAGCTGTTGGTGAAACACCAGAATTCAATTTGCCTGACACACAAATGGAATTACGTAATCAGGCTTCACAAATGCTTAAAAATAGAAAGTAAATATTATGACCAATCAAGAAAAACAATTAATAGAAAATATGTACAAAAAATTTCAAACTACTATGATAGGTTCGTTAGCTCGTTTTGAGAAAGTTTTTGGATATTTATGGGAAAACGAATCTAAAGAGGCCGATAAGTTTTTAGATATGTGGGAGTATACTAGAAATAGCATATTAAATAACGGAAACAAACAAGCAAGAGCAGCTATTGAAGACTTGGTGGCCTACTTAAATCATGGTAAAGCACGAATGAATACAAAATTTAATTACAAAATTTACTTCGACAACAAAGGAGACGATATATGAAAACTAAAACTTTCAAAGCTACTGTAGATGGTGTTGAAAAAGAATTCTTAGTTAAAACACCATCATTAAATGATCAAAGAGAAGCTCAAAAAATATATAATCAAGCTTTTACTGATGCTATTAAAAGCAAGAGTGTTGTTAGAGCAAAGTTGGATGATCTTTTAGAAGATCAAGGATTATGGAATGATGAAAAACAGGCCAAGTTTACTTCTTTACAAAAAGAGCTGTTAGATGGTGAAAAACGTTTAGCTAAAGGTGGTTTTAGTTTAAATGAAGCCAGAGATCTAGCAATTAAAATGAAGAGCATTAGAGACGAAATTAGAGATCTTATCAGCGTACGTACATCTCTAGATAACCATAGTGCAGAAGGTCAAGCTGATAATGCTAGATTTAACTATCTTGTTAGTGTTTGCGTGGTGTATAATGATACTAAACAACCATACTTTAATAATATGGAAGATTATCTTAATAGATCAACTGATCAGGTTGGTTTATTAGGAGCACAAAATTTGGCTAATATGTTATATGGATTGGATAATGATTATGAGAGTAATCTACCAGAAAATAAGTTTTTAAAGAAATTTAAATTTATTGATGATAAATTACGCTTAGTAGATAAAAAGGGTAGGCTAATAGATGGAGAAGGCAGACTAATTGATGAGAGTGGACGTTTCGTTGACGATGGTGGTAACTTTGTTGATAAATACGGCAATAGAGTAACCTCAGATGGTGACTATGTAGTTGATACACAACCATTTTTAGATGATAGCGGAAATCCAATCATATTAGAAGAAGACAAATCCAATGAATCTAAACCTAATACAGAATCACCAGCTGTTGAACAAGCACAGGAAAGCACTACATCAGAACCAGCAGCTAGTTGATAATCTATTAGATAGTTTGATTTTATTGATATTCCCAATCATTAACAGCAATGTTATGGTTGGGAGTATTTTTATATAGATCAGGATTAGTTATTTATGGCACAACCATTTAATTTAACGGCCCAATTAAATCTTAAAGGGCCAGCTAATATTAAACAGATCGCGGCGAGAATACGCAAGGATCTTGGTACCATAGACGCTAATGTTAAATTTAAATTAGATCCATCAGCGATAAAAAATACCACAGCACTAACTAGCGCACTAAATAAGCTAAACACAACTTTCTACGCAACCGCTAAATCTGCTGGATCAGCCACATCTGCTATAAAAGCTTTTGGATCAGCTATTAGTAGTATAAATATTAAAAATGTACCTCAGCAGTTAAACGCTTCTGCTACAGCAATTACTAAATTGAATTCTTCGGCCCAATCTTCCGGCAAGGCGCTAGCAACTGTATCAACTGAAATGCAAGAATTTGGTAGACAAGCTGGTTTAGCCGTTCGTAGATTTACAGCTTTTAGTACTGTGACTAGTATTATTTATGGAGTGACCAACAGTATTAATCAAGGCGTACAAGCATTTATTGACTATGACAAAGAACTTGTGAAACTACAACAAGTCACAGGAGAATCTGCACAAGGATTGGGAAAATTACAAAGTCAAATTTCTAATTTATCTGTTGATCTTGGTGTTAGTTCCAAAGAATTAACTAGCGTAGCTTTGACATTGGCTCAAGCTGGTTTAAGTGCTAAGGATACTGAAAGAGCATTAAAAGCTTTAGCATTGAGTAGTTTGGCTCCGTCTTTTGACAATATGAACGAAACCGTCGAAGGTAGTATAGCTTTAATGAGACAGTTTGATATTAGTGCAGCGGAATTAGAGCAGTCATTGGGTGCAGTTAATGCTGTATCAGCTAAGTTTGCTGTTGAAGCTAGTGATATTATTACAGCTATTCAAAGAACTGGTAGTGTATTTGCTACCGCTAGTAAGGGCGTAAGCGAAGGTAAAGATGCTCTTAATGAATTTATAGCTGTATTTACTAGTGTTCGTGCTACTACTCGTGAAAGCGCAGAAACTATTGCGACTGGTTTAAGAACAATTTTTACTCGTATTCAAAGATCTAGCACTATCGATGCTCTAAAAGAATTCGGAGTTAATCTAACAGATGCTCAGGGCAAATTCGTTGGAGCATATAAAGCGGTTCAACTTTTAAGTCAAGGTCTATCGTCTATTGATCCAAGAAGTTTACAGTTTTCTAAGATTGTTGAAGAACTTGGCGGTTTTAGACAAATTGGTAAAGTGATTCCGCTTATCCAACAATTTAGTGTTGCACAAGAAGCTTTGAAAGTGGCACAAAAAGGTCAAAGTTCATTGGCTAATGATGCGGCTGTGGCACAATTATCGTTAGCAAATCAAATTGCTAAAGTTAGAGAAGAATTTTTTGCTTTATTTAGAGAGATTGGATCATCCAAAGGTTTTCAAACTATAGTTAAGGGTGCATTAGATTTAACAAGTGGTTTATTAAAGGTAGCAGATGCTGCTAAAAGTTTATTACCAGCATTAACAGTATTGGTAGCTTTTAAAGGCGCTAAAGCATTAACTCAATTTGCTAGCGGTTTTGCTAGTGGAGTAAGACCAGCACCAGCTCAACAGAAAGGTGCTCCTCAAAAATTCTTTGAGTATGGTGGACCAGTAAGAAAATTTGCTAGGGGTGGTTTAGTTCCAGGTAGCGGAAATAGAGATACTGTGCCAGCCATGCTAACTCCTGGCGAGTTTGTTATTCGTAAAAAAGCTGTTGAAACTATTGGATCGAACCGTTTGCAAAAAATGAATAAGTATGCTCGTGGTGGCACCGTTAAAAAAGATAAAGATATCATAAGATATGGTAGTGAAAATATTGTTGATGGAGACACCTTTGGCGCAGAAGCTTTAACCAATAAAGAATATAGACTGAGCGAAGTTGATGCTGTTGAATCGGGAACTAAGTATGGCACTAATGCTAAAAAAGTATTAGAATCCAAGAGAAGCGAACTAATAGACAGTATTACTAAGTCTACTGGTGGAGCTTATGGTAGAGGATTATTTCGTAAAGAAGATATTGCCAAAACATTAGTAGAAAAAGGTTACGGAGTACCAGATAAAAGATTTGCTCGTAAAAACATATATGATGCTGCGCTAGAGACAGCAAAAAAAGAAGGCAGAGGTATCTGGTCAGCAGGCAATGAAAATCATCCAAAAAGAATTTTATATGAAGCAGAACACAGTCAGCAGACAGCTAAAGATTTAGCATTATCTAGAGGTCTAAATATTAAAAAAATAACCAAAGGTAGATATCGTTTTTCTAGTGGTGGAAAAATTCAAAAATTTGCTGATGCTGGTAAAGTTGAAGAGTTTTCTTTGCGTCCAGGCGAAACATACTATGGTGAACTAGAAGTAAAAGCCGCCAAGGCTGCCAATGAAGAATATAAACGAGCAATAGAACAAGCTTTTAGTTTTGAAAATCTCTATTTTGAAGTATTAGAAGGAAAAAGCATTGCTGAAGGAGTCACTCCAGAAGTATATGGTACTGGAATTGGAGCTTTAAAGAAAGGCGAGCCAGGGGTAGTGGGAACCAGAAAGGTTAGATTATCCAAAGCTGTTAATGATACTGAGACCGTTAGCGTTGCTGCATTAGACGCTATGGTGGAAAACTTAAGAAAATCTGCTTTAAATGCCAGAGAGGCTCAACAAAAAGCATACACAGATGCTCAAGCATCAATTATTGCATTTAAGACCAGTGGACTATTAGAAAATATTGATCCTGGTATTCTTGGTTTTATAAAAGATACTATTCCAAAATTACAGGCTGGAATGGTAGATCCAGAGATTTGGAGCGAAGAAGGGGCCACAGGAATTGATTTAGTAGATATCCAGAAAAAATTAACTAAACCAAATTTACAAGCTTTTGCGGGCTTAACAGAAGGAAAAAAAGTAGAAGTACAAGGTCAAAGAACTAAACTTAGTGAAGTGTTTAATGCTATATTAGAAACATATGGTAGCAATGTGTCGCCTATGGAGCAAAGTAACATCACCGGTGCTGTTGCTGATAAATTTATTAAACAACAATCTAAAGACAAAATACAAGAAGCTAGTCTTGGTGGTTTAATACAAAAATTTATGGCCGGTGGGGTAGCCAAGCCATTATCAGATCAGGAAATAGAAACTAAATTAGGATTATTGGGTGGTGCGGCAGGCATCTCTGGTGTTGTAAGCTCAAGTAGATTAGCACAACTAGCCAGAGAAAAACTTGCAGGAGCATCTTATTCTCGAATGCTATTAAAACTACCAACTATACAAAAACAGTTAAAATCTGATCAAGGCTCAAAATATAGAGATTTTATTAGTGCTGTTATTCGAGAAGCTGAAGGTTTAAATGTTAGTGACGCCAATCGTATAGCTGCTCTCAATGATCAAGCACAACAAAACTATGCTGGAATTTTTGGTGGTGCTGGTATGTATCAGGATGGTACCTTTAGCACTGGAAAAATTAATTTAATACCAGATCCTAAAAAACAAAGAGCTATTGATAAACTTAAAAAACCAACTTCTATTGAAATTATTCCTGCGGTTTTGGCCCAAGATGAGGTAATGAAGCAGGCTAGATTACAAGCGGCAAAAGCTCAAAAAGCTGATTTAAATACTCAGATAGGAATAGCAACATCTGAAACAGCAGAATCTGTAGCCAAACAATATGGAGCAGAAGCTCAATTAGGTAGGATCTCTGAGTTTAATAAAAAATCTGCTATAGCTTATGTTTCGGCCGTAGCTGATGCTCTTGATACTAAATCTAATGGTTCTCGTATCTTTTTAGATTTTGATAAAACATTAGCATATGGAGCTGATGATATTGGTAAAGTAGAAGGATCTGATAAAATTGATCTATCTGCATTTAGTGATATAACTAAAGTGAAAGCTGGTTTAGGAAATGCTAAATTATCATCATTAGGTAAGAAATTGATTCAATTGAATTCAGATATGGATAAAAAACAGCCTGGACTTGGCGCAGAATTACTCAAACGATTATTTGTGGTTAGCGCCAGACCATCTAATACAATGTCTTTAATTTCTGGATGGTTAAATAGTCAAGGATTAAATATTCCAGCTGGTAATTTTGTTGGAGTTGGGGCACAAGGATTATCAGAAACTGATATCGCTATTGAAAAAGCAAAAGAAATTATTGCTAGAGGAGGATTGCAACAAGGTTCTGTATTTATTGATGATGATCCAAGAAATATTAAACGATCTAGAGAACAAGGAATTATAAGTAAGCAATATGGGGCGACAATGACCCCTCAATTTGCTACAGAAGCTACTCAAACAGAAGGATTAAATTATCAGGATCTGGTAAGACAAACGCTCGCATCTTATGATCCAACACTTGCTAATGCTATAACTATTAATAAACAGGGACAAAGTTTAGACTTTCCGAATGGTTTAGGTCCGCTTGCTTCAACATGGTTTGACGAACCAAGATTAGCAACGATACCAACAGACGTTAAAAGAACAATAACTCAATCTAAAGTTATAGAGAATATAGCTAATTATTTAAGGCTAGCAAAAGGTTATGCATCTGGTGGGATAGCAAAAGATGTTTGGCATGGCACAACTACCGGAACAAATAATAGGGTTTTAGATAGCTTTATAACACAAGGAGCTAAATCAACAGTATCATCAGGATTCGGCCAAGGTAGTGGTTTTTATGTATATTCGGACATGGCTACCGCTATGACTAGAGCGTTAAGTCTTGCTGGTGGTGCAGAAAATTTTATTACTGCTGCTGATACTAGTGGCAAACCAATGGCAGTTAAATTTAGTGAATTATTAAATGGTAAAAATTGGGATCTTGATTATGAATTACAAAAAGCAGATTTAGTTAAGTTTATTTATGATAACTATGATAGATTTTCATCATTATTGAATACAGATAATTTATCACTAAAGAAAAAATTAGAACTCACAGACCCATCTGGTAAACAACTTCAGGGTTTTCAAGCTCAGATAGGAGCTAGACGTAAAACACTTTATAATACGAATGATCCTAATATCGGAGAGGGAGAAACACTTAGCGCAATTTTTAGTGCATTGCAAAAAAATGACGAACCATTTATAAATGCTTTTGAAGAAGACTATTTTTCTAAGATGGGATCTGGAACGGCTATTAAATATGTTGGCGATAGTCCCCTAAAACCACAATTGGCTAGAATATTCAACTCTGCTACAACAGAGTGGGAAACTCAAAAATTTGCTTTTGGAGGTAAGGCTGATGG